CTGCCAGAGGGATTAAATGAAATCCATTCTCTTTGTACTGATGAACCATTTTTATACAAATGTAATTGTATTTCAGAAGCACTTTCAGTATTACCAAAACTCCAATATATGTTTAATGTAATTTTATATTTACCACCTAGTCCGCTTGGAACTGTAAATTTGTTAGATGCAAAAGCACTATTAGTGTCATAATCTTCAGTATCTAATGTGATTTTTGTAAGGGTGTTATTTGATAATGTTTGATTGCTACTTAATCTAACAGAGAAAGCTGGATATAAAAAATTACTCTGCACATCTCCACTACCTAAAGCTATTGTTCCTGCGTTAGAACCTCCTATTGTTAGTGTAGAAGTTCCAGAAACTGAATCAAGAGTATTTACTTCAAGAGTGCTCATACGACTGTAAGATTACCCTCTACTGTGACGGTGCCTGTAAATGTTACAGGTCCTGCTAAGAATGCGTTATCACTTGCAGCTACTGCTACAGTTGATGTTATTGTTGCTAGGTTTTCATAGACACCATTGAATGATGTCATCATAGGAGCTGTAATGGATCCTGTGCCAGGTGTATTAGTACCTACAACACTATTTAAAAATATAATAAAACAAGAATCACTTGATGCTAAAGCTGTGGTGAAAGTTATTTGAGAGCCCTGAACTGTATAGTCGGTTGTCGGTTTCTGGCGCACTCCATTTCGTAGGACCGCAATATCTTCTGGTACAGCTACACTAGCTGATAGTGAATAAGCTGTACTACCATCACCTGTTAAACTTTGAACTGAAGTTGAGGAGGTGAAATCTTTTGTGACCGGATTACCTAAATATCCCATATTACCTCTATGTGCTTATGCTATCTATAAAAGATACCCAGGCGTTTAAACTTGCATCTGTATCTGATTTTACTTTTAAGGCATCGCCCGATAAAAGTACAATTTTCGCGCCACCATCAATTAATTCCAACGAACCACCACTTGCGATTGGTGCGTTTTTAACTATGTATGAATCTGCTGAACTACCACTAGCAGAACTTGTAATATAAACATCAACTTTGATTGTCGAAGTTACTATGTTAGATAATCTAATTCCTATTATTGCATCATCAGAATTTGATGTTAAAACTGTTCTTGCAACAGTTCCTATATTAACATCTCCAGATGAATCAAATGCTACGAGTCTTTCAAAATCTTGTGCCATCCTATCTCCTTTTTACTATAAGGCCACACTCATTGCAATCACAAATCCTGCACTTGCACCTGCTGATCCACTAGATGCTGATGTGATTCTACCTTTTGCGTCAACTGTTATATTAGCTGATGTATAACTAGCTGCTGAAACTCCCGAGTTCGCTAAAGTCAGAGCACCACCGGAAGCTATTGTAGCATCTCCTGACATATCAACTTCTTCAAAAGAAGTACCGTCTGCAACTAAAATTTTGTTTGCTGTATTTGTTGGCAGTTTTAATTTAGCACCAATAGTTAAATCAGCCGGTAAAGTTACATTTCCGTTTGATTCTTCAACAACAGCTTTACTTGCAGGTAACGTACAAAATACATCTTTTGTTCCCGCACTAAAATCAACGGCACTATCACTATTAGAACTACTGATAACAGTTGTTCTTGTTAAGTCTGATGCATCACCATCTAAAGTTCCAAACCCCACTTCAAACTCAGTAGAATTTCTTAATACAATAGCATAGTAAGTAGTGTTACTGCCACCTATTCCTGTAGCAAAAGTTTCAAAACCATCGACCGCACTGCCTAGAGCAAATGCTCCTGTGCCAGTCGTAGTGCTGACTACTCTTACTCTATCGTTTAACTTAAACGCCATTTGATTATGCTAATCTTATGATAGCGTCTGAAGCGTTAGCTGTTGGAAACTGAATAGTAAAAGTTCCTAATGTAGAAGTTTTATCTCCACCAAAGTTTATAACTGCAACTGCTTTATTAGATTTTGAACTATTATATATCAAAGCGCCACGAGCTGTAATTGTAGCTGTGGTCCAAGATGTATCGTCAAAATCACAAAAAGCTGTTGTCCCGGAAGTTGTTGGTGTAACGCTAGTTAATGTGTTACCAGCTGCTGTATAACCTGTTCCAGAATATTCGTTAGAAGTTGTATAAGCTGTGGTAGAGGCATCAATGCTTGCAGAGTTGGTATACAAAGCAATTTTAAATGTGTCTCCACTTGATGCTGTAAAATTATGCGTTGCAACTAAAACTTCTTGTTTGAAGCTAGTGCACACCGCAGATGATCCTACTGCCATTTTATTGCCCTCCTTGGGTTGTTTTAATTGATCCTAGTCCAGGTAGAGCAGATGGTTGTGGAACTCTTAAAACTCCATGCATGTACTCATCTCTTCTTCCTCGACCTTGTTGTTGTGACGCCACCTCTTGTAGCGCACGCTGATACGATTGTTCGTACAATTGCAGCATATCTGCTGGACCCTTTAAAAACTTAAAGGCTTCTGCAAGGCTACCGTACAATAATAATGCAGGTGCGTTGTCGCTCAACCAAGTTGATGTTGTGGTTGAAGAAAGTCTTTCTGGTAGTCGGACAAATCCTAACTCTACATAAAAAGCAGCACTTGGTGTTGGTGCTATGTATATAGTATTTTCATCCCATTGTGAATAGTATTTAGGAGTTCCTGTACTAGCCCTATTTGGCCAGTATTCATTCATAAAAGTAATATCTTTCTGCTCTAAAAATGTCCTGGAGCCTGATCCTGAGGCAGGATAAATCATTAAACTTCTTATGGCAGAAAATAAAACAGGAGTTATTCCGGTGCCCCCAGGTAAACTCAAAAACTCATTATCTGATGTTAATTGTGCAAATTGATAAGATCTAAAAACAGGTAAATCTAAATTTCTTAAAATTCTATTTTCAGCATGTTCTATAAAATCATTGACAATTGAATCTGTAAGAACAGAACTATCTACTTCCGTGTAATCTCTTATTTGAGAAACCAATTCAGTATATGTTGTCATGATACTAATGTAACAGGACCAGCTGTAACTGTTCCTCCTCCTATGCCAGTTGCATTAGCTGCTGTAGTTAGAGAAATACTAAAAGTATTTTGATCTACAACAGTTATAGTCAAACCACTGGTGTTTTTTATTTCATCTATTGATGTTCCTAATAACGGTTGACCTACATCATAAAATCTTACTACATCACTCGTGGATCTACCATGTGATGGTGAAAAAACATTTACAGTTGTACTACCACTTGTGAACCTAAAAGGATTCAAAGGTAATAAAACTGCAACAGAATTTTCTGTCCTATCTGGTCTAGCGAACTCTAAGGCCTGGGGATCAGGTCTATGTTCTTGTGGCATTAATTGAGCAGCTTTAGGTTCATACTCACTGGTGTGAACTTTTGATCCGTTCCACTCAGTCACCATTTCTGAATAAGGAAATTCTAATCCACTTCTATCAGAAATAAATTTTGCGTATTTACCTTGTGCGTATGCCATTACTCTTTAATATATTCCATTTTTGTTTTTTTTAATTCTCGTTTTAATTCTTGAATGAACGTTTCGCGAGGACCAATAAATTTTTTATTTTTTCTTTTTCTCGTCTCATTTCCCGCAACAGCACCAATAAGTGAAGATGCAATTATAGCATCTCCAACTGTAGCTTTACTCTTTTTCGCTCTTAGACCTATTTTTTTTAATTCTGTCTTTAAAAATTTTTTTAACACAATTACCCTTTATGTTCTTTTTTTCCTAGCCGTCATTTTTCCTACCGCCATCAATGTTTCAGGTTTTGATTTCTTTTTATTTTTTTGCATTTTGGCAGCTGTATAACCTAAACCACTACCAAGACCTACTCCTGTTAAATATGAATATTCTGGTTTTGTAATCGTATCTTTTGCTTTTTCACCTAAGGTCTTTTTTCTTCTATAACCTAAACTGCCATCCTTTTTTGTATAAACTCTTCTGTCCAAATCTTTCATAGCTTTTGCGACTTTTTTTTGCAAATCATCTACAGAAGAAGCGCTAAATTTTTTACCAGCTAAATCTTTCGGAAGAGCAATTCTTTTACCTGATTTTGTAAAACCAGCTCCTTTCATTGTTGCTGAAAATTTTTGTTTATTTCCAGATCCTATTTTTTTTATTGCTGTCTTTGCTAATTTTTTTAACATAATTATCTCCTTGCAGTTCCACCTTTTTTGTAATTTTTTCTTGGACCCAATACTCCACCACCTGGTTTTAAAATATTAAAATCCTCTGGATTTTTTAACATTAATTTTTTTGTTCTTTTTGGTTTATTTTTTAACGCTTTTGCCAAAGCGTCTCTTTGACCAGAAATTTCTTTAGTATATTTTTTTAATGACTTTGGTAATTCTTTTACATTAATTGTTTTTTGTCCTGACTTTAAGGCATTAATTAAAAAATTACCGGCTACTTTTACGCTCATGGTTTCCTCTTT